AGAAGTTTTGAATTAAGCGAAAATTTAAAGTCTTTAAATGGAACTTTACGCGAGGCAATAAAAAATGGTTTGGGTGCTGTCACTGGTGCACGTATCGCATCCAACACATCAGATAAAGCTCTTGAGACATCAACAGGTAGCGGTCTAAGACAATTTCTTCTTGGTGGAAAATCAGGAGACGAAATTCACAGCAGAACAGGTTCTTTTGTTGACAAACTTCTTACGAAGAGAGAAGGAAAGATTGCCGATGCGAAGGAAAAGAAAGAGTTCGTTGACAATGCAATGAAGCATGACCCAACGATCTATGCTCGCAGAGCAAACTTTGCTGGAGGTATGAAGACTGAAGAGGGTAGGGCGATTGCTAAAGATGAAGCTGAAAAACGATTTGAGGAAATCAAAGCACTTGAGGCGAAGGTTACACAAATACATGATAAAATAGAATCAGCAAAAGAAGCTGGCTACGAACCACTCAAGAAAGATGAGAAAGAACGAGACGAAGCGACAAAAGAACTTGCTCTTAAAGATACGAGAATGAAGAGTCAGTTCCAGGAAGAAGAAAAAGAAGACCCAAAGAAACCTCGCAAAGTAAAAGAAAATAATGTTATACCATTATTTCCTCAAGCAGTTCCTCATACAATCGCAGAAGAAGATAAAGCAGCGACAGCGAAATATCGCACAGACCAACTAGAGTCGTATAAAGACATGGGTAAAACACTCAAGGACTCTCTAGATATACAAAAACAACAACTAGAAGCAATTTCTAAAATGGGTTCGGGTGGCGGAGAAAGTGCAACTGGTGGACCAGAAGTTCCAACAAGTGTGGCAGATACTGTTATGGATGCTGCCAGCAATTTACCAGGAGGAGATGGCGGTAAAGGTAAGGGAAGTAAGGGAAGTTTTGGTAAAAGAGCAGGGAATTTTCTAAAGAGTGGTGGTGGAAGATTACTTGGTGTCGCATCAGTTGGTCTTGCTGGATATGAAATTTACCAAGGTTGGAAAGGCGCCAACGAAGAAGAAGCTGCACAAAATCAAGAGATTGATGCTAAAGTTGCTTCTGGCGAATTAAGTCGAAAAGATGCCAACAAAATGAAAGCAGAAGTCAGCGATAATACTGACATCAAGAAGGGTGAGGCAGTTGGTGGTGGTGTAGGTGGAGCAGGTGGTGCTCTTGCTGGCGCAGCAGCAGGTGCTGCCATTGGTTCAGTAGTACCTGTTGTTGGTACTGCTATTGGTGGTTTGGTTGGTGGTGCTCTTGGATACTATGGTGGAAATAAAGTCGGAGAGAAAGTTGGTGGTGCTCTCACTTCAGGTTATAAATCGGTGAAGAACTTTTTCGGTGGCGGAGATGAAGAAAAGCCAGCAGATACACCAACGAAAGAAGAAAAGACAAACACCAGAGAAATGACTCTCGAAGAACTTAAGACTTGGAGAGACAAGATAGTAAGACGTGGACCACTAACCAATAACGAACTATCTAAAGAAATTTATCAAGACAAACTCGATACAATAGATGCTGCTATTGCCGAAAGAGAAAAGGGTAATAAGAAACCAGAAGTAAGCGCAACTCCAAGTGGAACAATGTCAAATGGTAGTGCTGTGTATGGAGAATCTAAAAAGAACGCAGATTTAGCAACACAACCTTCTGGTCAATCAACAAGTGTTGTTAATGCTCCAACTACAATTAACAACAACTCTGGTGGAACAAAAACTGATATTAGGTCTTCACCAAGAAATCAAGAATCTACACAAAGTAAATATATCGCTGCTAGATATGGATAACAAAAGGGAGCCGAAGCTCCCTTTTGTTTTGGTTAGTTGATTATGCTTCGTCAGCAATTTTCTGAAAGTAAGACATAACATCTTCGTCATCATCATTAGCAACAGGTTTAGAAACTGTCACTGGCTTTGATGCTACAGTAGTGCTAGTTGACTTTGGAGGAACATAATCCTCTCCATCAGACAAAGCAGCAGCAGTCTTAACAGGTGAACCCTCGCCATCTAAAACATCGGCAAGTTTCTTAGTCAATTCTTCAAAAGATTTGAAGTTTTTACGATCTAAGAATTCAGACAACTTGTAAGATTTGTTTAGAATCTCAACCATCTTCTCCTCATCGCCACCTGCCAATTCAGAAGGATCCATAAAAGTGGATTGGTCGTAGTTAGCATACCCATCTACCTTACGCATGCGCAATTTAAAGTCTGCGCCATCAAATGGATCAAACACGTTAACTGGCTTCTCGTCTTCGAAAGTTGGGCGAGCCTTATCCATGATTTTATCAAAGATTTTCTTACCGAACTTGAACAAGCGAACTTGTCCTTCGTTTTCAGGATGCTTTGGATCAGAAACGATCAAAACATTACAGATGTAAGACAATTTACGTTTCTGCTTACGAGCAATTTCCTTGTTGGCATCAGAACCAGAATTCCACAATTTAGAATTCAATTCACCAACAGGGTCTTTCTCGTTAAGAGTTGTAAGAGAGTTTTCAATGTACCACTTACCAGTTGGACCTTGGAAAGAATGATTGAAGATGCGAACCCATGGGAGTTCGTCGCCCTCTGTTTTTGGTAGAAAACGAAGTGTGGCTGTACCATTACCAGCTTTGTCAGCTTCGAGTTTCCACATTCTGTCGTCTTGGTAGGATTTTTTGCCACCGCCTGATTCTGGGTTAGCAATTTTTTCGAATTCGGAAGTGATTTTACCGAAATCTGTGTTGCGCATTTTGCGAAGTGCTTGAATATCCATATCGTATTTCCTTGTATAAAAATGTGTTAGTATTGTTTTGTATTAGTATTATCGTCTTCATCGTATGTATCAAAATCATAATCTAGATCTTCATCATAATCTTCTTCAACATAACTATTTAGCACTTTCATACCTTTACCTTTTTCGTTTCTGGAATGTTTTACCTTCTTAAACTTACCAGTCACGCCCACCTCATCTTCGAAGTGTAAATCTATTTTCCGAGTCATATTAATTCAACTCAATAGTTTCCTGTTTAAAATTCTCAAATACATGTAAGAGTCGTTCTCTGTCAAACTTCACGAACCCTTTACATTTATCAATTCTACGGCATTCTTCTCCCAAAAGCAAATTTAGATGCAAGGGAATACTTGCAAGGTAATTCACAAATTGTTCGAGGATAACCATAGTCTCAATTGTTACATAACCACCAAGATACAATTTGAACAGTTCTGGCATATTACCAGTTGTCCCATCGTATAAGTGCTGGCTACACAACTTCTCTTTCTCAAGATGCAACAGAATGTCATGCAAGTCACTCTCAAACACCTGAGAAATACTTTCTTTGCGTTTGTTCCAAATACTAAGGTTTCTCTCACCTTCTCCTGGCTCATACACAACTTCGTTATTTCCGTAAGCAAAATTAGCTACAAAATATTGAATCACATCTCGTTCAGATGGAAACTTCTGAGATAATTTCTCAAAAATAAATCTATCATTACGAGAATAGAATGTATCTCTGGCACCCTTCACATGACCACGATTGTTAAACACATTATACTTATTTGTAGTAAAGTGTAACTTCACAGCCATATAAAGTTTCCATACTTTATATCCATCCATCAAACGTCCAATTGTGCAGTCTTTGGTAAATGTCCACTCTCTTGGAAGTCCATTTTCATTTTTTCCTTGAGAGATTTATTAATCAGTGATTTAATTTCTTCTGGGTCGATGAAGTTTTCTTTACAATAATCCAAAATAGCATCTACGTAACTATACTTCTTTTCACGTGCTCTTTGTTCTATGTATAAAGAAAACGACTTTGAGTCATCAAATAGTTTTAAGTTTGGTAATGTAAGCATTTGCTGTTGTAATTATCTCGTTGAGTTCGCTATATTCTTGCGACTTTGTGTTATACAATTTCCAGATTGGAGTATCAGGATTGGATGAATCCATTTTCTTGTCAAACATGTCAAGATATTTGTCAAACCACTTATCCATAACCTGACGCTGTTTGAGTAAAGATTTTTGAATTTTCTCTAGCGCAACCAGATCGCGATCGATGGCGCAAAGCGAGAATTTTTCTTGATATTCATATTTACTCAGTTCCATAACAAACTCCTTTTGAATAGTCCTAAGACTATTATACCCTATTTCCGAATTAATGTCAAGCACTATTTTCATACCCCTACAGGTTGTAGGGTTACTTTTTAGAGGAAGACACAGGGGAAACGTCCGCATGCTTAGTTGCAGCGTATAGAGCACACATGGTATTATTTGAATCATAGGCACATTTAATTGCAACTGGGTCAACACCCTTTACAATACCATTTTCAATATTTGCAGACATAAGTCTATCTTTTTGCGTATTATAATAAGCCAAAGAACCAATTGCTGTAATACAAACAACTGTTGCGCACAATACAAATAATTTTGCTTCAGACATAATAAACCATCCTTTTATTTTATTAATAAGATCCATCATCGAGAACTATCCTTACTGTTATTGGACCAATAGTGACAATAATTAATTTCATCGCTGGATCCATATCGTCTGGACCATGTACCTCATAGTTAATAGTCCAGTGAAAGGGGTTCAACGCAAGCGTAACCCATATCCCTGAATATTTTAACCATTTGATCATTTTAAATCCTTTACCAAATCGCAAAGTCCTAGTTTCTTAGATTCTTCCGCAGACAACCAAATGTCCTGTGGTGGAAGTAGATTTTCACGAATGATTGCTTCAGATAACCCTGTAACTTTTTTATAGTGAGCAATCATTCGTTTCGTGGTCAAGTCGAATTCTTTTACAGTTGCGAACAATTCATGTTCCTTACCAAAAGCACCCCATGAGTATTGATGCGATAGTACAGATGTATTCGGTGTAAGAATTCGCTGTCCCTTTGTTCCTGATGCGAAAATCAATAATCCTGCTGAAGAGACCTGACCCAAACCAATCGTTCTGATTGGAATAGCAGAACCACGCATTGTATCAATCGCAGCAAAGGCAGCATTTAAATCGCCACCTGGAGAACAAATTAGTAAATTAAGTAATTCTGGTCTTTCGGGTGCGAAATTATTTTCCAGAATCCACTCAATAAGAGGTCTAACACTATTCAGTGTAACTTCTTCCATCAATAAGAAAAACCCATGAGTGGACTTTTCACCATCCATAAGAAAATCTAAATTCAACTTTTGCATCATATTAGCCATCAAAATTCCAATCAAGGTTTATAAAAAATGTGTCTTCCAATTGTTACCGTTTTTTCCAATTTCCATCTTGGATTAACATAATCAGCATGATAGTATAAAGCGCCATGAGTATTATCGTTAAGATTTTCATAATTCATGTAAACATAAAGTGCTATATCTTGAGCTGAAAGATATACCTTTTTCTGTCTATCATTTAAATATTTGTCTTTCGCTAAAGAAGCCTGTTTAGGTTTCTCTTCACACCACCAAGAAAATTGGCAAGTGGAGCGTATCTTTTGTTTAACTACACCGCAAACAGAATCATCAAAACCATGTTTAACTCTGTTCATTGTAACCAGCCCAACAGCAATTTTACCATCTTCTGGTTCATAGGCTGATTCGAAATAAATGTTATCTGCCAAACATTCGACTTCTTTCTTAGCCGATGGTGTCAGATCAAAATAATTAATTCCTGTTAGTGGAATTGTTGCTTTTTCTTGTAAAGCAAAAAATGGTGTCGCGCATATAAAAGCAAGCAACACTATTGTTATGTATAACATTCTGATTTTCATACTTCTCCTTAAAGTAAAAGAGGTGCTGATGCACCTCCCCATTCCATGGATTAAGATGACTTCTTGATTGTAGTCTTTGTATCTAGTGGGATGTTTGAAACAAATCCATTAAGTGCCGTTGCTTTGGCAATAATTTCTTGTTCAGTTGGGATAGCAGGGAATC